TATTTATTACACAGTGACTTATGAAGATGGTGTAAGTTTTTTGACTACTATATTAACTCACTTACCTAGTGGTCAATTTATCAAATCACAATCAGCTATCGGAAATGGGAATACTAATCCTCAACAAATTGGATCTGGTATTACTTACATGAGAAGATATCACATCCAGGCTATGTTAAACCTGGAGGCTGATTTTGAAGATGATGGAAACATAGCTGCTAAAAACGCAACTAACCAAGTACATCAAAATAAACCAACAAAAGAACCGAGAGGACTATAAATGCTTAACATCAATCTATTTAAAAACGATAGAAAAGAAGAAGGTGACAATCAACCTTTATACAGAAATGCCAAAATAGTTTCTGATGAGGATATTGTTATTAAAGCCGGTGTACCTTATGAGGGTGCATTATGGGTGAAGAAAAAAACTAAATCTGGCCAAGATACAGATATGGTTTCCATCCAACTTAAAACTAATGACTTCTTAATAGCAAAACAGAATGAGGAGAATGAGGAAGAAAAAAACACGACTGATATCCCATTCTAGTGTTATTAAGGATAGAGCATTTCAAGTTTGGGTTTGTGATAGCAAACCTTGTTTTAATTGCTCAGTCACGAAGAATATTATCAATTATTCTCAAATTCAATTCCACCATCTCCAGGGTAAATATCGCCTGGGGATGGCCATGCGTAATGATGCTATGGGGATACCAATGTGCTATCCATGTCATTCTATCTTTCAGAAAAGAGGAGAGAGATTGTACTGGCAAGAGATTGGAATAGATCCAGGTATCTATGCAAAGGAACTTTGGGAAGAATGGTTAGAAAGGAAACAATGAGAAAAGTACATCAATATGAAATCAAATCTTTATTTAAAGGATTTGCAGCTGTTAGAGATAAAATTATCAAAGACAGAGAAAGAAAAAACGAGGATCTAATGATTGTTTGTCAGGGGAAAAAAATGTTTATCCCCCAAGAGCAATTTCAATCCTATTCTTATTCAGTAGCTGTTAAAGATAGATATACTGATGAGATGCATAATCTTCTTTACTTCACTTTTAAGGAAGAAGATAAACAACAAAATAATTTATTCTAAGGAGGTAATATGAATAAAGAAAACTTTGAGCATTGGGGTTTGTTGCCAATGAGTTACTCAAAACTGAACTCTTGGAGATCGTATCCTTGTCAGTTCATCATCAACAAAATATTTAAAATCAATACAGGAACTAATCCGGCTATGTTTTGTGGCACGATTGTAGAGGAGCTGCTCTATGATATGTTGAAGGGTAATGACTCTCCCAATGGGATGAAATTAGCCCTGAGTGATTTTAGAATGAACTTGAGAGATTATCATAACCAGGAAGAAGTAGACAAGTATTGTAAACTCATTCCGAAGTTCTATGAAAACTGTAAGGCTTTATTTGATCGGTTTGGTAATCAGCCTATCCATTCTTATCAAGAAGAACTAGAAACCTTTATTGAGGTAGATGGAGAAAAAATAAACTTCATTGGCTATAGTGATTTTGTATGGGATCTAGGAGATGAAGGATTATTTATTTTTGATCTCAAGACCAAGGGAAGAATGGCCATCAATCATAGTGATAAGTTACAGCAATACATCTATAAAAAAGCCCTGGAGGAGAAATACCAAAAGCCGGTGCATTGTAGTTTGTTTATTGTAACACCTACGAAACATCACTTTGAAGAAATAGAATTTACTGAGGAACACGAGATTGAGATTAAGAATATTCTCAAAGGGATGAATATGGTTTTAGATGTTTGTAATGATCCTATAGATTTTGCTCATATCTATCAGCCTAACCTTAGTGATTTTATTTGGAACAATCCAAAACTAGTTCAAGCCAGAAAAGACATCTGGGGAATTTAGTGAAAAGAAAACTAGGTTTTGTGCATGACAAGGAAAGAGTCATTGTCAGATGTGAGGATTGTTGGCGAAAGTATACAAAATTTATGTCAATAAAAATTACATGGAAAACCGAAATCTATAAATGTATAAGATGTTATAACTTAGGAGGTAATAATGAACATCAACAAATTTAGAATATTAGAACGTATCAATAAACTGCAAACAAAACTAGAATGGCAGCTCCCCAAATTAGTAACTCAAGATCTAAGAACAATGAATGGATACTACAAAAAAGAGGATATTTTAACAAAACATGTGAAAGCCTTGCCACATAGTTTTTATCAATTTTTATTTCAGAATATGAAATATATACCTAATTCTGAACTTAAAAAATTTGAGAAACAACTAAAGATAGAAGTAGGTGTTAATCATATACATTTATCGGAGGAAACAAAAAAATGGCTAAAATGATCTTTATCCAATACTGCCCTGATGACCAATTATCAGGATGCATGGTATTAAGCTATAAAGCTGAGTTATGTTACAGACGTTTACAAGATCTCATTTACACCAATTCAGATCAATTATTTGATGATAAGGTTATTTGGGAACTAGCTTGTAGAGGTTTTTATGAGGATATCCATTCAGTAAGACAAGAATTACTGAAAAAAAGGAAAATCTATCTGGAAAATGACCAGATCAAGAACAAAAGATGCTCCGAGGAGATCCAAGCTGCTAATCTAAGGCATGAAAAAGCTAAGAACGCAGCTCTAGCAAGACATGAGCAAAGCCCAAGCAAGAGCCAAGCATATGCTCAAGCTATGCCAACTATAAACTATAAACTAGAAACTATAAACCATATAACTAATAACCAAAAAAATATATATACCCAGGAGTTTGATATTTTCTGGCGAAAATATGTTTTAGATGAAAATGATAGTAGATCCACTAAGTGGGATAGTTATCAGCAGTGGAAGAAGTTAAAAGCTGAGGATAAAGAGTCTTTAGGGGATAAGTTTATAACGTACAAAAGACAAAAAGGTGATTATTACAAAGCCCTGGAGAGATTTCTTAGCAAGAAAATATATTTAGAAATAAAACCAGAGAAAGAGATGTCAGAAGAAGATTTTAAACAATGGAAATTTAATTCTGATGTAGATATGCGTAGAAAAGGCATGAAACCTTTGTCTTGGTCAGTAGGATATATTCAGCAGCTTGATGAGTTTATTGAAAAGAACCCAGTATAATTATTTATGGGCTGAGAAATGGATCTTGGCCCATTCTCTATCTTGCTCTTTAAATTCTACTTCTACAAAGCGGTCAATGCCTTGAGGACCAGTATCAAACTTGAACAAGTTAAGAAAAAACTGGATAGATTTATTAGTAATATGGTAAACATTCATTCTTGCAATCTAGTGAGTAAAAACTACATTTGAAGTAGAGAAAGAACAAACCAGATATGTCACAGCCACAAAGTTATATCATAGTAGAAAATGATGATGGAACATTTACAGCTTATGTTAATTTTGGAAACTGGACATCTAAAGAAGAAGCTGAACACAATCTGGACCTGGCTATGAGAATGTTAGGATTACAAGTAACCACAGCTCCCACAGTTCATTAATGGAAGTTAGACAATTACCTTTATCTGATATTAAACCCTATGAGAAAAATCCTAGGAGAAAGAAAAACATCCAGAAAGTAATTCAATCCATTAAAGATTTTGGATTTCAACAGCCTATTGTGACAGATCCCCAGGGCAATATTATTGTTGGTCATTCTAGATATGCAGCTGCCAAAGAATTAAAAATGGAATTAGTGCCGGTAGTGATTGCTAATCTTTCCCCTGAAAAAGCTAAAGCCTATAGAATTGCAGATAATAAAACCAATGAAGATAGTGATTGGGATTATGGATTATTACACCAAGAATTTACTGATCTCCTAGATATTAACATGGATTTAGAGATGACTGCCTTTGATGATAAAGAACTTGAAGAATTCTTGACATTTGATAAGGAAGAACTAGGAGAGAAAATCAAAACAGAGAAAACTTGCCCTCAGTGTGGTACAAAATTGAAGTAGCATACAAGCTACCAAAAAAAAGGATAACAAAATGGCAAGACCAAAAGTATATGATATTAATGGAGAGGAAGTTATAAAATTGGCATCTTATGGATGTACGAACAAAGAAATTGCAGATTTTCATGGATGTAGTGCAGATCTCATTGAAAAGAGTTATTCGGAATATCTGATAAAAGGCAGAAGTAAGGGAAAGATTAGATTAAGACAACTTCAATTAAAAGCAGCAGAAAATGGATCAGCAGCGATTTTGATATGGCTTGGGAAACAAATGCTTGGACAAACAGATCAAGCAGATACATCTGAGAGTGAACAACCACTGCCCTGGTCATACGATTAAATGCCTTTAACTGCTCCTCAGAAGCAAGTAGTTGATTGTAACACCAGGTACAGAGTTTTAATTACCGGAAGAAGATTTGGGAAAACGTTTATTTGTATTAATGAGTTATGTAGGTTTGCAAGATACCCCAGAAAAAAGGTGTGGTATGTTGGCCCAACTTATAGACAAGCTAAACAGATTGTTTGGGATGAGCTGCTAGACAAGCTGCGTAAACATAAATGGATTAAGAAAGTTAATCATTCAGATTTAACAGTCACCTTAAAAAACAATAGCACTATCTCCCTGAGAGGTGCAGATAATGAGAATAGCTTGAGAGGAGTAGGATTAGATTTTCTCGTCATGGATGAATTTGCAGATATTAAAGAAGAAGCCTGGACTCATGTGTTAAGAGCCACCTTATCTGATAAAAATTCTCCGGCTTTATTCTGTGGTACACCTAGAGGATTTGGAAACTGGAGTTATAATCTATTTACCAGGAAAGATGAAGATCCAGAAAACTGGGCATCATTTCAGTTTACGACTCTAGATGGAGGCCAAGTATCAGCGAATGAAATAGAACAAGCCAAAGCAGATCTAGATGAAAGAACCTTTAGACAAGAATATCTAGCAACAT